ATCATAATAAATGCGATTAACTAGTCACGATTTACGTGATTTACAAATCCTTAAGTATTACAGGCTCGTTAGAAAATGGGCCTGTAAAACTTACGGGTTGACAGACGCTGACCTTGAACTGCTAATTTATTTAGACTGCAAAGGGCGTTTTACAAGAAATGAATTTATCGACGGTACTTATACGATGAGTTGGGATAAAAACCGTTGGGAAAAATTAAGGAGGAATGGTTGGATCGAAGCATGGCGACACAGAAACAGAACAACCATCAAATACTCTGTATTCAAAACCTCCTTTAAGTGTTCGCACTTAATAAGTAGAATATATAGAATACTCTTAGGTGAAGAAGATATACCGACTTCAGTAAAGAGTGTATTTTTTAATAACAAATCATACACCGATAAGGTAATGAATAAGTCTATCGATGATATGATAAAAGATAATGAACGATGATAGGAAATGTAATTGGTAGTTTATTCAGTAAAGTAGTTAATAATGCAGAAGGAATACTTGATAAAGTTATTACAACAGACAAAGAAAGAGATGAAGCCAAGCTTGCACTCAAGAGCTTATTACTCGAAGCTGAGAAAGAAGCCTTCGCAAAAGAAGTCGAAGACAGAAAGAGCGCTAGAGATATGTACAAAGACGACGCGTTTATTCAAAAAGTACTTGCAACGTTATTTACTGCTGCGTACTTCGGACTAAGTTTTATGATGTTTAAAGTATTTGTAGTTAAAGAAATAAACTTAGGTGAGTTTGAAATTAGTTTCATCTCAACAATATTCGGTGCTATGAGCGCCAAGGTTAATACAGTTGTCGACTTCTTCTTTGGAGGCTCGTCAAAAAAAAATGAACAAATAAATAAAAAATAATTATGGGAATAAATTCAACAGGAGTAGCTTATGACTTCGGACAACTAGGTAGTGCTTATTCAGATAAAGCTCAACCAATTATACCTCCAAAAGATCACGTTATAGTAGCTATTACTTTTTTAAATACAGATGCAGACACAACACCAACTATAATGACGCCAGAGCGTTTAGATGAAGGTGGTCCTGGATTTGCTGGTATAACAGGTACAACAGCTAAAGACGTAGAAGATTTTGAAGAAACTATAACTAGTAACGTAAACTTTGCTGGCGCATGTGGTAGTGCTATAAGTAATGCTACTCATGCAGCTTTCACTGATATAACACTAACTAATCCTCCTTCTGATACTAGCTTAATTAGAAAAGGACAATACGCTTTATTAGTAGATCCAGCTGCTACAGAAAATGGTAGTACAGCTTTAGCGATTGATACAGCTCAAACTCCACTTCCAGTATATAATGGCCCTCATAAAGCTGGTGTTAAAGTAGTTTCTTGGGATGGTGTAAATAAAGTTCAACTAGACACGGCTATAACAAGTAATAATGAAGCTTTAATATTTATAGACGAAACTCATGGAGCTGGAGGTTTATCAGCTGAAAGTCAATCTTTTCCAGCTGGAACTACTATATATGGTAGATGGACAGCTTTTCAAACTGAAGTTGATAAAGGTGTTATATGTTACTTTGGTAAATAATGGGATTAGGTAATAATATGGGTATGGGCAAGGCTAAAGGAAAGTCAAAGCCTGAAATGATAAAAAGAGTTAGAGAAGTTAGAACAGCAAAAAACTACAACTCATTTATTGGTTCTGCGCTAGACGCAACACGACTTGGTGCTTGTAGATTAAGAGATGTTAATATAACGTATTATCACAATGGTCGTACTCCTATACCAAGAGCAGGTGAAATAATTTATAGAGAAAAAAGAGCAAGAGCAAGAAATAGATTTGGGCCTGGATTTATACAGTTTCAAGATCGTGGTAGAGGTTATGTAATAGAAATAAATGATGCAGGAGTAGTTGTAGGTTCGATACTTCCTTGTTAATAAATAATAATTAAATTAAATAAAATCATGGGAAAAAAAGAAAAAGTGGTTGACCTTAAACCTAAGGTTGACAAAATATCTGAAGATCATTTAAAAGAACTTCAAAGTTTAGTAAATAAAATAAATTTATCTCAAATCAGTATAGGTAAGTTAGAAGCTAAAAAACATAAGTTTCTACACGATCTAGCTTTATTTGAAGATAAAGTTGTCTTGTTTCAAAACAAGCTAGAAAAAGAATATGGCACTTATGATGTTAATATTACTGATGGTAAAATAAATTGGCCAAAAGATGAAAAATAATATTATAAGAAAAATTACTATAGGTAAAGATTATAAAAATGATTCTATGCACTATGCTGTAGATCAAGAGGTTTATGGTGGACATAAAATTTGTGATATAATAGAAGAAGAAGATAAGTACTGTATTTATATTAGAAAAGAAAAGGTTGTTATACCTTGGAAAGACTTTAATAAAAATATGGCTATATCAATTGAATATAACTTAGAGTATTAATGAATGCTTATAAAGATTTTATTGTGGCTCCTATTGGCGAGCGTTATAATAATGTTAAGCGAGTCAATGACAAAGAATTAATATTAAATACTGAAATATTTAATCATCAATATATTAATAGAAAAGCAAAAGTAATTGCTACTCCACTGTTATTTAAATCACCTATTAATGTAGGTGATGAAGTGATAGTGCATCACAATATATTTAGAAGATGGCACGATGTTAAAGGTGTAGAGCGTAATAGTAGATCATATTGGAAAGAAGATAAATATATAATATCACAAGATCAAATATATTTATATAATAACAAAGCTATGCCAGGTTATAGTTTTGTTCAACCTATAAAATCAAATAATAAGCTTACTGTAGATACAGAACAACCTTTAGTTGGTATAATAAAGTATACAGATGGTGCTTTTGATATTAACACGTTAGTTGGATTTACACCTAACAGCGAATATGAGTTTGTTATAGATGGTAAAAGATTATATAGAGTTTTAAATAAATTTATTACAATTAAATATGAATATAAAGGAAACGAAGAAGAATATAATCCAAGCTGGGCAGAAAGCAGTTGAAGAACTTATTAAAGTTGCTAAAGAACCTATTGTTGATAGTGATGATGATATATCAGCTGATAGATTAAAAAACGCGGCAGCTACAAAAAAGCTAGCTATATTCGATGCGTTTGAAATACTAAACCGTATAAACGAAGAAGAAAATATACTTGAAGGTAAAGTTGAAGAAAAAAAAGAAACTACATTTAAAGGTTTTGCAGAAGGTAGATCAAAATGAAGTACGAACAAACGTTATATAAAATAGTAGAGCCAATAAAGCTTAACACTTTAAAAAGGTTAAATAAATCTAGAAAGTGGGAGTATGGTTATAATAAAGAAAATGATGTTGTTGTAATATCAAAGACTGGTATGGTTGGTGATGTTGTAGAAATACAAGGTTTAAAAATAGCTTTACCTAAACAACCTAAAGAAATATATAGTTGTAGTAAAATAAAGTCAGAGCAGAAGTGGAAGCGTTTTCCAGATAAGCCTGAGTTTAAAAAAATTAAAACAGTATTTGACTGGCAAGATTATTCTCTTGATTTTAAAGAGGAACATTACGGTTATATAGACGAAGAGTTTAAAAGAAGAGAAGAAGGTTTTTGGTTTATGAATAAAGGTGAACCAACATATATAACAGGTACACATTATATGTATTTACAATGGAGTAAAATAGATGTAGGTGCACCTGATTATAGAGAAGCAAATAGATTATTCTATATATTTTGGGAAGCTTGTAAAGCTGATAGTAGATGCTACGGTATGTGCTATTTAAAAAACAGACGATCAGGCTTTTCTTTTATGAGCTCTGCTGAAACAGTTAACTTAGCAACACTTGCTAGTGATAGTAGATTTGGTATATTATCTAAAACAGGTGCTGATGCGAAGAAAATGTTTACAGATAAAGTAGTACCTATAAGTTTGAATTATCCTTTTTTCTTCAAACCAATACAAGATGGTATGGACAGGCCAAAGTCAGAGCTAGCATATAGAGTACCTGCTAAAAAGTTTACACGTAAAAAAATACGTGAGCGTGAAGAGATGGATGATGTTGAAGGTCTTGATACAACTATAGACTGGAAGAATACAGGTGATAATAGTTATGATGGTGAAAAGTTAAACTTATTAGTTCATGATGAGAGTGGTAAGTGGGAAAGACCTGATAATATAAAAAATAACTGGAGAGTTACAAAAACTTGTTTACGTTTAGGTAGTAGAGTTGTTGGTAAGTGTATGATGGGTAGTACTAGTAATTCATTAGAGAAAGGTGGTGATAATTTTAAAAATCTATACAATGACTCAGATGTTACAAAGCGAAACAAAAACGGAC